CACAAAAGCTGTTGGATAAATTGCTCCTTTTGTTCTGAACAAGAGGGCCTGCTCTGACACCACCAGCAGCCACTACGGGGTTTTGCGGTTTGCTGGCTGACACAACCGCCGTCGCGCCATAAAAATCCAAAATTTCTGTCTAAAAGGAATGGTGCGTCTGTCCAAAACTTACCGTGCCGCTACACTGAGGCCCGCAAGTTGGTCTTGGCTGATTACGCGAGCGGTAAGATCAGGGTCATCGTTAACGTGGCTGTATTGACGGAGGGCTGGGATCACCCGCCCACCTCCTGTGTCGTGTTGCTGCGACCGAGTTCCTACAAGTCCACCATGATCCAGATGGTCGGACGTGGGCTGCGCACGGTCGATCCCGAGGAATTCCCAGGCGTCGTAAAGACCGATTGCGTCGTTCTGGATTTCGGCACCTCGAGCCTGATCCACGGAACGCTGGAGCAGGATGTCGATCTGGACGGGAAGACTAGCTCTGGTGAGGCGCCGACAAAAACCTGTCCGTCCTGTGGAGCAGATATTCCTCTGGCCAGCAGCGAATGCCCCATCTGCGGCAATGCCTTCGACGAAGAGGAAAGTGGGCCCAGGGTCACAGCAACGCCCCTCTCGGGGTTCCTTATGACCGAGATCGACCTTCTGAAACGCTCAAGTTTCGAATGGGTCGACCTTTTCGACTCCGAGGAAGCGCTCATGGCCACGGGCTTCAACGCCTGGGGCGGTATCTTCTGGTTTGAGGGTCAGTGGTATGCGGTTGGTGGCCGGAAGAGCTCGGCGACACGTCTTCTGGGCATCGGCGAACGCTCCGTGTGCCTCGCTCAAGCCGATGACTGGCTGAACGAGCATGAGACCGACGAAAGCGCCTTCAAAACGCGTGGCTGGCTGAACCAGCCCGCCACCGAAAAGCAGCTCAAGTACCTCTCGCCGGAGGCACGGAGCGATTTTGGCCTTACGCGCTACAAAGCCTCGGCTTTGATGACCTTTGGCTTCAACAAGCGCGATATCGGCCGTTTGGTTGAAGCTGCTGCCGGCGTTGGTCGGAGGGCAGCGTGATCCATGTCCCATGCACCCCGTCCGCGCCCACGCTGGCTGCTGATCGCCCGGATTTCCGGCTTTGGCATCCGCGTTTCATGCCCTGTGCCGTCTGTCTGCGCCCCGCGCGAGGCTTCGGCTTCTTCGACCCCAACAAACCGCGCCCGCGAGACCACCGCTGGTTCTGCTCCATGCTCTGCCAGGGGCTCTTCGCCGCGCGCGCTCGAAAAGGACTGAAAATGCAAGGAATGACCGAAGAAGAACAGGTGGCCATCGCGCAAGTGATGAAACGTCTCGGCACGGCCATGGATGAGATCGGCTGGCAGAAGCGGCTGTGTGACCTGAGCCAAGCCGACGTGACCTTTTTGATCGGTGAAGTACTGGAAGGCTACGGCTCCGAAATGTCGCGCCTCGCGAAATCCCAGGAGGTGCCGTTTTGACCCTCGATTACAACCATCGCCCCAGCTTTGCCGAGCGCGTCAACGAGGTGATCGACGCCGCGCTCACCGCTGAGAACGCTACGCGCGCGCCGCGCGACTATCTTGGTGGCTCCCGCCTTGGCCACGCCTGCGAGCGCGCGCTGCAATTCGAGTTCACGGACACACTGAAGGATGAAGGCAAGGATTTCTCCGGGCAGTCGCTGCGCATCTTCGCGATCGGTCATTTGCTTGAGGATCTGTCTGTCGCCTGGCTCCGGCAGGCGGGCTTTGATCTCTACACCCGCAAAGGCAACCGGCCTGATGGTGGCCAGTTCAGCTTCTCTGTCGCGGGGGGGGGCGCATCCGCGGCCATGTCGACGGGATCATCGCCGCCGGCCCCGAGGGGTTTGGGCTTGCCGTTCCCACGCTCTGGGAATGCAAGACCATGAACGCGAAGAACTGGCGCGCCTGCGTCAAGAATGGCGTGACGAAATCGAAGCCCGTCTATGCCGCCCAGATTGCCGTCTATCAGGCGTACATGGAGGCCACGATTCCCGGCATCTCGGCCAGCCCGGCGCTTTTCACCGCGATCAACAAGGACACGGCCGAGCTGCACCATGAATTGGTGCCCTTCGACGCCGACCTCGCGCAGCGGACGTCCGATCGCGGTGTGCGCATCCTGCAAGCGACCGATGCGGGCGAGTTGCTGCCACGGGTCGCGGCCACTCAGGACTTCTTCGAATGTCGGTTCTGCTCCTGGGCTGAGCGCTGTTGGGGGCTGCCGACATGAGCGATGCCCCGAAGGACCCGCCCGAAAACGACAACACAGGGAAGGAGGCCACAATGGCTCACGATCATGATGACCGTCCAGAAACGACGGAGCCACCGAAGGAAAACCTGATCCATTTCAACCCGTGGCGTGATTTCAACGACGCTGCGCCCATGGCCGATGTCTTCGGCGATGAGCCAGACCCTGAACAGATCGCCCAGTTCATGGAGGTGGTCTTTGGCTATTGCGACGGGCTGATCCCGGTCCGGAGCTTCATCGACAAAGGCCAAGAGATCGATGGGCGCCCGCACAACATCTGGATCGAGGCCGGCGACAACACCACCGACAAGATGGCGACCTTCGCCAACTGGGCGGCACGCGAAGGTGCGGCGGTCTATGTGATCCCTGGCACTGTTGCCACCAGCGGCCAGGCCAAGGCGGCCGACATTCTGCAGATGCAGGCCGTGGTTGCCGACATCGACACAGGTGATATCGCCGCCAAGCGCGCCCACCTGGAGCGACACCTCGGCCCGCCGACCATGGTGGTGGAAAGCGGTGGCATCACGGCGGAGGGACAGCGCAAGGCCCATGTCTGGTGGAAGCTGACTGAACCCGCAGAGGGCAGCGACATCGCGCGGGTGACGCGACTGCGCGGGGATATCGCGGCCAAGGTCGGTGGCGACATGCACTTCCGCTCGGCCCACCAGCCGATCCGGGTCGCGGGCTCGGTCTACTACAAGAACAACCTCAAGACCCAGGTCCAGATCGTAGAGCTGAACGCTGATCACGAGCGCGATCTCGGCGAGTTCATCGAGGCGGTGGCAGACATGCCGCCTGCACCGGGCGTCAATCTCGCGCCGGATTTCACCACGACGGACAAGCCGCGCGCCGATGACGTTCTGGTCACGCCCGTGCGCGAAGGTGGTCAGGATGACTGGTCACGGTTCGAGGGCGCCTCGGCCGCCATCGGGTATTTCATCCGCCTGGTGCACGACGGCCGCCTCTCGAAGGATGAGGGCTGGGAGGCGATCTGTGGCTACAACGCGGCCATGCTGCGCCCCCAGTGGCCGGTGGACCGGCTGAAGCGTGAGTCCGAGCGCCTCTGGGCCATCCACGTCGAAAAGCATGGGCCGCCGCTCATCCGCCTCGACAGCGCGGCACCGGCGCCAAACGAAATGCCGACGTTTACGCTGGGCGCGTTGCTGGACGATGACAGCCCAATGCCTGCGGACATCATTGCGCTGCGTGTGCTGACGCCTGGTGGGCTCTTGGTGCTGGGTGGCGCGCCCAAGGTCGGCAAGAGCGATCTGTTGATCTCCTGGCTCGTGCACATGGCCGCCGGGCAGCCCTTCCTTGGCTTCACCCCGCCGCGCCCGCTGCGCATTTTCTATCTGCAGGCCGAGATCCAATATCACTACCTGCGCGAGCGCATGCAGCAGATCAGCCTGCCGCCGCGTCTCCTGACGGCCGCACGCGAAAACCTGGTTGCCACGCCGAAGCTAAAGATGCTTCTCGACACCGAGGGCAGCGTCCATGTGGCTCAGGCCATCCGGCGCGCCTTTCCGGCCGAACCCATCGACATCATCTGCATCGACCCGATCCGGAACCTTTTTGACGGCGGCCCAGAGGGGGGCGGCGAAAACGACAATGGTGCGATGATGTTCTTCCTGAAGGATCGGGTTGAGGTTCTGCGCGACCATATCAATCCCGATTGCGGGGTGATCCTCGTTCACCACACCAAGAAGCTGAGCAAGCAGCAGGTGAAGGACGATCCGTTCCTCGCGCTCTCCGGCGCCAGCGCGTTGCGCGGGTTCTACACCTCGGGGCTGATCCTCCACCGCCCAGACGAGGAAAGTTCACAGCGCCGTCTTGAGATCGAACTGCGCAACGGTCCGGCGCTGGCCGCTAAGCTGGTTGACAAGGAAAACGACGCTTGGGTCGAAATCAATCCGATGAACGAGCGCCTAGTGGAGTAAATTTGACGTTTGTATCCCCTATGCCGCAATCTCGGCGAACAAACGTCAAATTCAAAAACGCCACTAGAAATTTATAGTTGCTAGTGGTTCTAGAGATTTCGACATTTGGTCGGGGG